TGAATATATAAAATCAAAACTTACAAGAACTGGATTTACTACTAAGCAAATAAATGACAATCCTGAATTAATAGAATTAAGAAGAAATCTAATCATACTAAGACGAACAATATGGCAAACTTTGAAGATGTAATTCAGATACTTATTGATACTAATAAGAAATTGATTGATGGACAAATTGATATTAAAGTGGCTCAACACGTGTCAAGCAGTACGCAAGTACTTATTAATGCTGCACGGTTGCAGTTGGATATATTTAAAGCCACAAATAACGCTCAACGGTTTATCGAACCACAAACAGCAATAAATGATTTAAAACAGATAGCAAAAGAAGCTGAAGAATTAAATCACAAATACAATGATGACCTGATTGATGGTTATAAAGGCGATAGATTAGTATGAGTTATTCAAATCGTATTCTTGAAGCAATCCGCAAACAAAAGGAAAATCCAACTCCGGCAGAGATTCTAATGGCTCAAAAGCTGAATTTTAGAAATATCCGGTTTAAGTTTATATATCCGGTAGTTTTGGAAAGTAAGTTTTTTACGGCTGATTTCTATATTCCTCAACATTCGCTTATTATAGAAATTGATGGTGGTTATCACAATCGTAAAGACCAGAATATGCGTGATATGTGTAAGGACATAGTTTATGAATCACTCGGATATAATGTATTAAGGATTAAAAACCATGAAGTTGATACATTTGACACACTTTCAATACGCATTTTTGAAAAGAAAAGTATAATCAAAAATGTAAATAGAAAATTTAATAAACAACATTTAAAAGGTAGACGATGCAACAACCAACAATCTCAGAGTATCTAAAACTACTCAAACGGAAATTTCAATTAAAAATAGCTGCTCATGTGGCTGATGTCAAACAAGCTGCTTTTAATAAGCGGTATTATGTTCTTCCCGATGATAAACATAAACTCATTACTTTGTGCCGGGATGATGTGAAAATTCTCAAAAAGTACAAAATGATGAAAAAGTCAGTCGATCACATGGATTTAATGCGCGAATGTTTCTATGTTACTAAGGTTTCGTTGAACGACAATCCTACTCTATCGCCTTCGGAAAGAAAGAAAAAACAACAAGAATGGATTAAATACGCTAAAAAACACAGAGTATGAAAGTAGTTATCCCGGAGGTAGGAGAGATACTTACCATAAATGATAAACGTGTAAAATGCGTGAAAAATACAGGGCAGGGGTGTAAACCTTGCGCCTTTGAGTTTACTTGTAATAAACATAATCGCCCGGCTTGTTACGCATACGAAAGACCGGATAGAACTGTAGTGCATTTTGTGAAGGTATGAAAAAGTTATGGTTGCTCACAATTCCGTTTTATCTTGTTCTGCTTAGTCCGCTATGGATTGTAAGGGGTATTCAATCGATATTTGGTTTTGAATGGTATTGTTTACCTGTAAATGGGTGGAATAAGTGGTTGTATTATTGGTATGATAAAATTGAAAATTATTTATAACAGAAAACGCTAAGAACTTTATCTTAGCGTTTTTTGATTTCTTTCCTTCAAATGATGGATGAACTTATTGTTGTGGTATTTCCGGCTGTTGTGTTGCTTGCTGAATAAGTTGTGCGCTTTGTGGGTTCATTCCTCCCTGAATTTGCTGTTGTAGTTCGGGTGATGCTTGCGGTACTTCTTTTCCCTGTTGCATAGCACTTTCTTGTTCGCTTATTAATTCAAGTAACTTATCTCCAAAAGCAAAGTTTCCGGCTTTTAAAAGCTGTTTTACTCCGATAGCTTGCATTTTGAACATATCAAGTAGCATTCCGTTATTTATGTTTCTGAATGCCGGAGTATTGGCTGCTTCATTAATCACTAAGTCAAATTCAGTATTGCGTATCTTTTCAGGGTTGTACCATTTTGCTTCTTCCGAATAATCCGAACCGGCTAAATTGATAAACATTGGTTCGTCATAGTACTGCTGAATAGTCTGCATTAGTTTCATGTCCCGGTCTTGTCGGAATGCTTTGAACTTTTCTAAAATGTACAGAAGATTAGTTGCACTTTGTTGCGCTTGCTGTGCGTACATGGCTGCCGGTGTTCCGCTTAATGGTGCTTGTCCTTGCATTGCCCCATAGACTCCTGAAACGTCCTTCATAGATGACATATATAGGTTTAAAAGTTCATAAGATCCAACACTTGATGCATTCTGACTTATTATTTGTGGCATTTGATTGTTTTCAAGGCCTTTCAACTTAGCGAAAACAACTCCACCGGGCATTGAATACTGTTGAATAATCTCATTCTTATTCATTGCGCCCAGAGCTTCTTCTGGGAATATCATTAATCCTTTCGGACTTGAACTGATTATAAAATCAATCAATGTAGCCAATCGGTTAATCCCTCTATTTAGTTCAATAAGTCCGTCCACAAACGAATAACTTTCTCCGTCCACCATTTGAACCTTTACTACATATGGATGATCTTTGTGTTTATAAGGGGTTTCCATTTCAAACAATACTTCTCCGGTTGGGGTTAAGTATCGTACATACCAGAATTGGTCTAAAAACCATTGATATTCCATAAGTGGAACATTTTCTCTCGCTACTCCCTGCGACATTGCTTCTGCAATTCGTTGTGAGTTTTGGCGGTCAATCTTGTTTATATCCTCCAGCTCAGTAATAAATACTTCTCCGTTCAAATAATCATGTACTCTTAATCGTTCTTTAGATTCCATTTCCCATGCACAAATTACCCGGCACCGGCTACGATTATCAGGTAAAAAGAAAGAAAGATTCTTCTTGCTATCTCTCGTCATTGAGTGGTAAGCACTGAATACGGCTTCTTCGTCAACGGTATTGTATAATTTGGAAATCTTTAAGGCCTTTTCTCTATCTCCGGCACAGAATTGAGAAATTATATCCGATAGTTTCATATCAAGTATTTCACCTACTACGGTAAAATCTCCCCCTCGTGGATCTTCAATATCGCCATTAAAGAAGAATCTTGGAAGTGTAACATAATCTACACATTCAGTCATTCGCTGTTTTAGTTTATTCCACCGATAACCGATTTTTTGTGCCGAAAATCCCGAACAAAGAAATTCCCTTAGAGTTTCTGCATCAAGTTCCCAAAGTTTATTGGTCTGATAAGAGTACTGAATAGCAATACTCATCATTTCGCCCAACTTCGCTTCGTCCCTATCCCTTGCAATACAACTTGGTTCGGTTTGATTAGCGAGGAACTGACCTATTACAGTCGTTACCTGACCACCAATAAGGTTATTAGAGATAGGGACTTTCCCTTGTTCCATAATATGTTCGCCTTCGGTTTTCCATCGTCCGTATTCGTCTTTAATCTTATCCGAATACTGATCGCCTATCATATACCTAACGGCTCGTTCTCGTTTAAGTCGTGCCGGTGCAAGATTACTCCACAACTGACTATACTTCCATAGTTTGGCCATGTTGTTAGTAGTGTCCGAAACTACGCTGTCTAACTCTCGCTTTTTCTTCGAACCTATTGTTTGAAGGTTCATCTTCCTGTAATCTGTCATGGCAGTTGTTTTATTAATTTTATTAATTGTTGTTCTTTATGGTTTATTTTTTCGATGTCAGGTTCGGTTTTTTCTTTTTCAGTTTTAATGGATTTCAACAGTTCTTCAATATCTGCATGAGTTGAAGGAAATTTCCCAAAGCTATCATAAAGTTTATTATTCAGCTTTTCAAGTTCTGGTACTTTTTCGGTTTCTCCTAATACTCGTTTTTTCTTATATTCTTCAACTGCTGTATTTTTAGCTTTATAATCAGCTATGTATTCATCTGCTGTTTTATCTCCGGTGAAAGGTCGTGTTTCCTTTGCGAAATCGCTTATTTCATTCAACTTAGCCTTTTCTTTATCGGTCAAAGTAGTATCATATTTTTTAGTTTCTACTTTCTGAATCAGAAGTGGATATACTTTTTTCCTTTCAACCTCGTTTCCTTCTTTATAAATCTGAAAGAGTTCGCGGTAAGTAAAACTTTTAATCATTTTATCGAATGAAGATTGATTATAGTCCTCTTTCAGTTTTTTAAACTCCGATGCGTTTATTGCTCCTGCATTTAATGCTTGTTTAAGTGGGGTTAAATCTCCACCGTTTGACCTTAATTCATCCCTTAATTTTTTCTTTACGTCCGATTGGTCTTTTTCATCTTGCGTTCTACCTCCTACATCGTATTTACTCGATGCAATTTCAAAGGCAGTTTTTTCAGCCGGTGTCATCGATAAAGAATAAGGTGCCGGGGTAATCCCAATAAACGGAAGCACATAATCAATAGGTTCTTTCGAAGTTTCTTTTTGCACGTTTCGTATTCCGAAAGGAACAAATTGAGCCCCAAAGTATTTTAAATAGTCTAATCCTTTTTGATATGGCTCATCGTCCGAATTGATTATTTTTACTCCGTAATAATCCTTATTATTTACTAATTGGCTAATCATTCCAAATACAGGAGAAAGTTTGTTGGCTACTGTCTTACCTGGTTCTTTTGAGTAAGCGTAAATATCTTTCCAATAAGAAGGTAAAGAAACTCTTTTTGGATCGCCTTTTGTATCAAACCCTCCTCTTTTTGGAAAGAAATAATCTTCAAGTTCGTCTGGTCCTTTTCCTGTCAATAAGTATTGTAAAATAGAACTTACTATCATGTGTGTGGCAATTAAAGCCATTACATACGATAATTTGTGTGTTTCTGCTGTCTTTTTACCTCTTAAAGTGTTCCATAAAAACTCTCCGGCTTGTTTTGGTGCTCCACCAATTTCACGTATCGAGCCTAAATTCCAACCAACCGCCCGAACTGAAGCCATTGAAATATCTTTCACTAACTTATTCCAATAAAGATTGTCGTAAACTAACTGTCCTAATCGGTTATCTACACTACTCCATGCGCTTTGTAATGCTTTTCTAAGTTCTTCCGGGGTATAATCAGGATGATTTTTTATAATCTCTCTGCTCATATCAGCAAAAACTCCCAATTTTTGACGTGGAACGATATATTCTAAGATAGGTTTTGCTGCCCATTCTACTATTGAAAGCGGAACTTGAATACCTGCTGTAAGATATTTTCTATTCTTTACGTTTTCAAGTATTCTTTCGTAGTAGTTGTTTGCGTAGAATTTATCCATCTGAACACGACCTCCGGCCAACTCCATGTATTTAGCTATCTGTTCCATTTCGGGAGTAGAAGGTTTTCCGTACCATGCTTTCAAAAGTTTATCCCCTTTGATTGGGTTTATTATCGGTGCAAGTGGAACTTGAATAAACTCTTTTAAGGCATCTTTAATGTTTAGTTGGAACAAATGGTCAATCCCATTGGCTGCCTTTGAAATGGTGGCATCTAAGGTAGTAAATCCTAAGTGGAATGCACTAAGTCCTAATTGAACTTGTGTCATTGTATTGGTAAGTCCCCTGAAGGTGTCATAAACTACATTTCCCCAAAGTCCTTTGCTAACATAATTATTAATTACCCTCGCTGCGTTTTCGGCTGCATAGTAGTTTCCTAAAATTGTGATAGTCTTATCCTCATTGAATTTTTGAATTGTTCCAATCTTATCATCAATCTTTTCAAATCCTTCAGGTACTCCATATCCAATACTAACAAATTTTACTAATCCGGCTTTTTTGAGTTCGTTTATTGTTTCATGAGCCATTACATATCGTTCCATATCCCGAACTTTAAGCATGGTAAGTCTAACAGGATTCCATGATACAGGAACAAGTCCACGATTAACCCCATCAACTGTAAATTCAATAGTACGTTGGCGCATCCAACCCTTTGTTCCTTCAAGTGGTTTCTTGCCTAAAATCTTTCCGGCTTTCTTTGCATCTCCCCACATGTGAGGGAAATAGTTTTCAATATAAGTATCAAGTTTACCGGTTCCTAGTGCCTGAACGTTTTCTTTTGCGTTGTCAAGGGTTTTTCTGAGTACATCTGCATAGGCTTGAAGTTCTTCGGTAGGTTGCGGAAGTCCTTTTTCCATCTTATCAATGAAGTCCAATGAATCTAACTTACTCATTTTGTCAAATTTCTTCGACATTTCTTTCATTGTAGCTTCTGCAATATCTTGTCTGCGTGCAAGTGAAGCAAGATTTTCAGTCATTACCTCTTTGCTAAGTACTCCGTCTTTTCCAATCTTATAAGGAATAAATGTACTTGTAAACTGTTCGTATGCTTTTTTAGTGAATTCGCTTACTTCTGTTACTCCTGGAATAAAGGTCAATGCACTTTGTTCTTTTTTTGGTTCTTCTGGTTTTTTGCTTACCGGTTCTTCAAGGTTTACCTGATGAATCATATCTACAAAGTCTTTTCGTGCCTTACTATATTCTTCGCTTGTAGGGTAGTCGGTGGGTTGTGGTATCTGAATATAAGGTGCGTTTTCTTTCGCCCATTCCTCTAATGCTCTATAATGATCGCGTTTCTTTTTAATTATATCAATGTTGTTATCTTCGGGAAGAATTTCGGGTGCTTGGGGTTTTTCAGTCATCATGCTCACTCCCATTCCGTCCATAATCACTATTTGGTCTTCGGGTGCTACATCGGCTGTTTCGCTTAGCAATCGTTGTTGTCGTTCTTCGGGGGTAAGGTTCATTCTGGCTTGAACATTTCTTGCTTCTGTTTCGCCGGCAAGTTTGCGATATTGTTCTTCTGGAGACAAACTCATTGCTTTTCTAATTCTTTCAACCATTGAATTGTTGAACTTGAATTGATTAAAGCCGGGATATTTTAAAGATAAATCAGATATTTTCTCATCCATTTCATCTTTGGTTATTTTACCTACTATTTTATCTTCAAATATGGCATCTCTTTCAGCTAATGCAGCTTTTCCCTCGCCTGTTTTAGTGTATTTATTCGATGCATCCGAATACTCTTTAAGCATTCTTTGGTCTTTATTGAAATTTCTTTCAAATTGACTTGGCAATCCACCACTTGCAAAACCTTCATAGTCTTGTATTGCGTGTTGGATTTCGTGAATAAATACTGATTTTAATCCATAAATATCTTTACCTACTGCGTAAATTGTAGGCTTGTCATCAACTCCTTTTGGGAAATAAGTACCTGAATTTTCTGATTCTTCAGAACTTAACGCACCAATCTGAATATCTTTCAGGTGTGGATATGCTTTGAATAATTGTTCATCGTTCCATGCCTCATCTAAAGTAGTTGCATTTTCCCATGTATCTTTGAATTTCCCATCGGATATTTCGTATCTCCACAAATTATCGGCTGTATTGCGCTCCCATCCTGTCGCTAAACGGATTTCGATAGGGGTTTTAGTAGCTTCCATTTCCTTCGCTACTCTCAAATTATCCAGTCGGGTAGTAGCTTCTTCGGCTTTTTCGAGGTTGTTTGCGCCTTTTTCGCCTATGATTTGAAAGCGCATTCCATTATCAATAGGTTTAATCCCATCATCAAAGTATCTTTTAATATCATTGATAATTCTTTCAGGATTGGTATTTTTTGGATATTCAAATGAAAATTCTTCTTTACCATTTGGATTAGAAACGTCAACTAATGCACCTTGTTTCATTGAACGAATATACTTTTTAAGCATAGTGAATTGTTCAGGTGTTGGTTTTTGTGTTATTTCAAAACCATCAGTTTCGGGCTTAAGTCGTATGTTTCCATAACTCATAAAATCAATTATATCCGTGTTTTCAATTTCGGATATATCTCTATGGTCTACTCCTCTGCTTCGATAATCATTTGCACTTCCACCTCCATAGTGTATTCCGGAAAAATCAAGCAACTTACCGTCCGTAGTCAAATATCCTGCAACCTTAAAATTGTCTGTTGTTCCAAAATGTTTTGCGGCTTTGTCTATTAACTCCTGATTATTTGTTTTTTGTGCTTCGGTTATCTCGCTTTTTAAAGGTTTAGTAGTTAGTTTTTCCCCATTCAACAACTCACTATTCACTATATCCGTCCAATCATTTAGCGTTAAGTCCTGTATTTGTTCTGAAGTAAGGTTTTTAATTCCAAACTTTGCGCCTATACGTTCCCATACTCCACGAATCCATTCTTTAAGCCTTGCAAATAGTCCAATGTTCTGTACAGTTTTTGCGCCTTTGTCTCCAATGGCTTGATTCATGGCTTCGTCAATTATACCATCTTCATCAAGGTGTGAGTAATTTGGGTCACTCTTTACATCTTCGTAATACGGACTTTCTTTGATAAGGCTAATACCTTTCTGATAGAATTCAGGATGTTCGGTTTTGATTATTGGTGTGTATAAGTGTCCAAACTCATGTATCGGGGTGTTTAGGTTTGGTTTAGTTGAGTTCAAATAAACTATTCCGTTTTTTACGAAACCATAAACTTCTCCGTTAGGTTTACGCATGAACTGAACTTTCTCTTTGATAGTTATTGCGCTCGGATCAAATACTACATAATTAAAGTCGGTTTCGTTTGATTTTCCAGTTGTAAAGTTTGAAGGATATTTAATTCCGTCAATTCCTGCAGAAAGTAAGAAATCAGAAGCTGCTTTTTTGCTTCCTAAGTAATCTTGAAGTCTAAAATATAAATCTTCTCCGTGATCTTTTCTAAATAAAACTCCTTCTATTCTATTATCTAATGATTCTAAACCACCATATTTATTTATCCAATAGTTTTCAAATTTTTGAACTTGCTCGTCAGTTATTGCTTTATCCCACCTTAAATAATCATATTCGTTTGGATTCTTTCCCTCGTGAAGTTCTACGGAATAAAGATTTCTGTTAGACTTTAATATAACTTCGTTATTGTTTATTTTTTTGATTAAACCTTCAATATCATTTACCCATTTAGAATTACTTTCAACATTATCTCCTTCCGCAATCCAACTTTTAGTAACAGCTAATTTATAATCCATAGCTTTTCCAAAATCTTTTAAATCTGATTCAGGTGAAAGAGATAAAAACGTATCAAGTTCTCTATTTTGAATTTGGGTAAGTGGTTCTCCTGTGGTTGTACCATATTTGCCTGCTAATTTTTTGGCATAATCTTCAGCAATACCTTTTTTGTCCGTAAAATATAAACCATGACCGTATGCTTGCGCTCCTTCGCCTGTTCCGATATGGTCAAGGTCGAATTGGTCAAATGAATGAGGTGAACCATGATAAACAGCGTGTTGTTGTTCTGTTCCGTCCAAAATACCGCTCATTTCTTCCGGTGTAACCATTCGTACCTCTTTGGCAAGTCCGGTGCTTAGTAAGTGCGCTGTGAGGTCTGCTTGCTCTTTTTCGGTAGAGGGTTCAATGGTTTTGTCGGTGGTTTGAAATAATGATCCGTTTTCGCCTTCCTGAATAGTATCGAAAAAGTCTTTAAACAATCGGGTTAGTTCGGTTAGTTCTTCGCCTTGTGGGTATGGATTCATACCAAACACATCGTCGTAAACCGGTGCTTTGTCGTACTGAAGATAATCGCTTTTTATTCCTCTCTCATTCAGTTTTTCATTGATAAACCCTTCAAATGCTCGTGCAAATAGTTCAACTTTCTTTGTCCAATAGGGTTGTGCCCGCATAGCATCAAACTTTTTGCTTTGTTCAAAGAAATCTGTTTTTACTTTCAAAGTTTCATCATGTCCGGACACTGCTTTGTCCAACTGTTCTTTGGCATCGTTCAATTTGTTTCCGTAATATCCCAGGTTATATATTCCTAATCCGTCACGTTTCAGTCCGCTATATCCAAATATGTTTTTAAACATAGTTTCAAGTTCCTGCATTTCGGGGTTTACATAAGCATAATCTCCGAGCATATTACTTGTTACTGCTTTCCAGTCAAACTTTCCTGAATTTCCTGATACGATTGTTTCTGTAAGCTCTTTTACACGTTCCAATTGATCTGGCGTAGCTTTTACCAACACATCATCATATTGTTTCGTCTTGCGATTGTATGCACGTTTACGCTTACCATTTTCAAATACTGATATAGCGTTATTTACTTCTCGTTGTACTGCTTTCTGAAATTTATCGAATACCGATTGTTTTTCTTCAAGTCCCATTTTGCGGGTTACTTGTTTTTCAGTGGTATTTTCAACTATTTGTTCAAATATTTTGGCAAGCTCTTTCCGCATTCCGGCTTGATACGACTTTTCTTCAGTCTTCATGTACCGTTTTGAAATTAATTCGCCTTTCTCGTTCCGCGAATAATCTTTTTTAGCTTCCTGTAGTCCAAAATAATTGTCGAGTGCATGTGCCCATTCGTGCGCCATACTTCCGGCACCATTCAGTCGGGTAAGGTTTATTACTGCTCTGTCCGATTCGTAGTGTGCTGATGCTCCTTTTGAGCCTCTCGCTCCAAATGCTATGGATAAGTTTCCATTTAATGAAATTGCTCTCGGACTAATACCCAATATTTCCGACAAATCCATTAATGAATCATAAGCGGTATTGAGCAATACACGTCTTTCTTCTGGTTTTACCCAATTGCCAAACTCACCGCCACGGAATCCAAATGCATTCATAAACTCGTCCGTGGTCACGTCCTTGCCTTTTCTGTAGTCTTTTCCGGTTCGCTCTATTGTTTCGAGCGATGGAATACTAAAGTCCTCACGTTTACGGTTTAAAAGCGATGTAGCTCCTTCGGTAGAGTTTAAATAGTCTTTGGCTTCCTGTTCTGTTTTGAAGGTATCGAATTCAAGTACTTTTCCTGTCGAAGCTGATTTTATTATCGTGTAGCCTTCTTTGGTTTTATGTACTTTATATCCTTGACGGTTTACTTCAAATACAGGAATATAGTCTTCGGCTTCTTGTTCGGAAGTGAATACTTTGTCTTTATAGGTTCTATAACCGTTTTCAATTTCAGTTACCGGCTTATAGTGGGTAGTTTCTTTTCCTCTCCAGTCTTTGCCTTTAATTCCATAAGTAAGTCTGAATGGTTGGGTAGTATCAACCGGCTTACCTATTTCCATTACATTTCCCAGTCCGCTAAAATTATACTTTCTTCTCCACGATGGCATTGAATCGGATTCTCTCAAAGTTCGGGTTATTCCCATGTCTTTTTTCGCCCCACCTATCTTTTCGCCAAAATCTTCGTGTTGTACAGTTGCTTCTCCTGCGGTCAACTCATCAAGTACCTGGTCTTGTTCGTCTTGTTTTGTTTGAATGTTTTCTTCTTCTGTTTCACTTTTAACGCTACTTGTTTGGTTTTCAGAATCTAAGGCAGTATCTTTGCTGTCAGAAATACCTGAATTTTGAAGAGGAGCTGTGTCATTCTTCAAGTCATTCTGATTACTGGTAATGTCTGTAGTCCTATCGGTTGATTCAGGTATTTTTTCAAATGCTGTTAGTAGCCATGTTTTGGCTTCTCCATCCCATTCAAGTCTTACCGCTGCTTTATATTTTTCCGATTCTAACTGTACTCTATTTTCTGTTCGTTCTACTTCGTGCATATCATCTAATATGCCTTGTAAATCGGTTGCTACCTCGGGATGATATTTCAATATCTTGGCTAATCCAAAACCATCACTTTGAGAAGTTCCTTCTTTTCCCCAAACTAAATCTATATCACCAACGGATGTATGATGTAATGCACCTATGGCTTCACCGTCACGTTTTCCAGTCAGAAAATCAATAGCTTCTTTTGCTTTTCCTTTAAACTGATCGTAAATATTCCCAAATACGCCTTTTCCTATAGGGTTTACCATTTCGTTGGTGTCAACGATATGGTTTACGTCTTCTACCGGAATATCCTCATGAATCATTTTACCACCTTCATACAAATCAATGCTCTTTCCGTCTGTGTCTATTCCGTTTACGGTGTACTGTTTGCCTTGGTAGGTTACGGTTGATCCGTTTTTGAGGGGGATTTCTGAAAGTTGTTGGTGTGGTTCCGGGGTGTCTTTATACTCTGCAAACGGTTTCTTTTGTTTCTTTCCATCGTATAGCCATTCTTTGAAGTTATCCCCGGCAGGAGTAATGGATTTAAAACCATCCCATCCTTCGGAATAATTACTCATGTAAGCTGCTTTGGCTTCTTCCACACTGTCAAAACCTAACATTACCTTTGATTCATCAAATGAACCATCCGGCGAAATTTGATCAACAACAAAAATTTGTCCTTGCTTTGGATTATTACCAATGAAAACATCAATCGGATCATTATCATATCCAATGGTACCATCCAATTCACCATAGTGATTTTGCATGGTTACGCTCCATTTCTGACCGCCTTCGTCTATTCCTGAACGTTCTGTACCTTTCAGTGTTTCAATGGTTATATTATGGTGCTGTAAGTTTACACGTGCTTTTGGATATATACCTGTTTCCTTCTGCTTTTCAGTAGGATTGGTATTGTGGTCTTGTTCGGCTATGTAGTTGTCGAGTTCTGCTGTGTCGTGTTCAGCAATCAACTTATCCATGTCAGCAATTTGAGACATAGCCAAATCTGTAATGTTGTTTACATTCTGTTCAGCTCTTGCATTGTCCGCTTCTTGTTTGCGTTCTGCTACTAATTTTGCATGACGTTTCTTGGCTTCCTTGTAATAACTATTTAAAATAGCTATATTTTCTTCAGTGCTTATGCTTGGACTTAATCCAATAATAGATGCTGAATCATTCGTAGGAATATCAAACATCTCAATAGCAAGATTTTTTCTAAATTCATCAGCATTTTTTGATTTATACGCCAATTCATCTATAAGTGAGCTTAATTCTTCGGTGGTTCGGGGTTCTGTTGTTTCGCTCTCAGGTCCTTGATTGCGTTCACTTGGGCTTGTACCCGCTGGTTCTGCGTTAGTTTTGCCATAATCGGTATGTAATTGGTTGATAAAGTCTATTTGTTCGGGCGTAAAGTTAGTGATTCCCAAATAAGATTCCAATATATCATCCGGAATTTGTTCCAGATAATTGATTTCTTCGGGTGTAAAGCTGTCATAAACTCCGTAATCTTCGGGGGTAAGTTCAAAATTATTACGTTTTGCTTCGGCTTGTTCAAGTGCTGCCGTATTACTTTTAGTGGCACGCAAAACATCATGTACTAAATTAAGTATATCATGGTCGGTCATGTTTCTAACTCCGGGTATTTCTCCTGAGTTGCCATCTTCTCCGTACTCATTCCATATATTGTGAGCAAAGTCCTGCGGTGTAATGCCATTCTTTTCGTCAATAAGGTTTAAATATCCTCTTCGTTCTCCAACATTATCAGCAAAACCTAATTCATCGGCCATGCCTTTTTTCACTCCATCCGTTTTCCATTTGAATTTCAGTCCTCCGGCTATCGCTCTGAGGATATAATCTTCCATGTCAACATAATCACCTAAATTATTTTGGCGTTGTTGGAATGGGGTTGTAGTTTTTGGCTGTTTTGGCTCTAAAGTTTCTACATTTTCGTTATTTATTTCCGTTTCGGTAGGTTTTATTTCCGATGTTTCATTGATAACTGGTGCGATTTCTTCTGGAAGTGGTGCAGTTTGATCTAATGCTGCTAATTCTGCATCGTATTTAGCATTAATATCTCTAATTGCAGAAGGTAATAATACATGAAACGATAAATCATTCAATTCTTTTCGTAGATTTCTGAATTCTTCCAAATTCTCATCACTTACAGATCCATCAGCTTCACGTATATCTGACATTTTCTGTTTTATTATCGCAGCTTTTTCATCATCAATATATTCGTGGTCTTTTGCTAATTCTCCTTCTCCATGTTGAAATAATTCCTCGTTTCTTCTTCTTTCAATATCAGCTTTTTTATCTACTAATTCTTGTTCTTTTGCTGTCCTTTCCGCTTCCTCTTTTTGAAGTTGAGCAATTTCAGGGCGTAGTTTAGGTGCTGGTGTTTGAGTTTCCGCAACTGGCGCAACTTCTTCTTTTGGAAGATAGGCTTTGAATTCACCTAACTTTGTTATTAAAGTGGTGTATTCTTCGGATAATGCAATACCTTTGGCTGTTTGTTTGGCTGTAATAGCTCTATCCTCCTGCATTGTTTTGCTCTTGGCAAGTAGTTTGTTCGTTTCTTCTGCGTGTTTAGCTGTAGCACGTTGGTTTTCGGCTATCTGACCTTGTAATCGTTTCACTTGTCTTTCGGCTAATGCAATTGCAGATTCTTCGCCTTCGGTTTCGCGAGTATAGTTTATGACTTGTTCATCGGTCATGGCTTCAAAGTCAATAGAACCATCCTTTTTGGTCGGATAGCTTACTTTTTCGGTGGTGTTTTCTTGCAGCCCATTTTCGTTAGTTTGAGGGTTATTAATCAAATTGTCAGCACTTGTCGGCTGCATAGGTTCATTTTGTGGTGTATTTTCTATCGTTTTGATAGGTATCTGCTTTCCGCTTATCTGTGCGTACTGCTCTGGAGTTATCTCCATTGGCTCATCAACTAAGAATGCGTTATCTCCGTTTAGTTCAATTTGCTGTGCAAAGAACTGATTTGTTTCAGGATTATACGATACTTGTACCGGATTTCCGTTGTTTTCGTAACTCTCAACATCTGTCGGATAGAACTCTGCTTGTTGCTGTTGTGCAATTTGGTCTATCTGTTGGTCTGCTTCTGTTTTGGCTTGCTCAATAGGTTTTGCTTCGCCTACTGTTTTTATCAGGTTTGGATTGATTACTTTGGGTTCGCTATAAATGGGGTTTCCTTGCTCGTCTAAGCCTGTAATCTCTTTGAATGATATAATTCCTTCACTTTTGCGGTCAATCGTTCCATCCTCGTTATATTTAATTTCTCCACCGTTTACAATTCCTTTTTCTCCTGTTTCAAGTTCAATTTCCTGAATCGTTCTGTTGGTAACATTTACTGATTGATTGAGTAGTTCGGCTGCTTTGTCTTTTTCGGATTGGATTGGATCAGTAGTTTCAATTGAAGGCTGTTCAGAAACTTTTGGAGTAGGATTAGATTTAATTTTATCCCACTCATTCATAATTGATTTATGAATATCAACTGCATTTGCATTTTCAAGCGTTATTCCTTCGTTATAAACTCCACGTCCTTCAACTACCTTCCCAATAACAGAGGTTTCGCCTTGTCCGTTTACTCCAATTATGTTTCCTTCTTTATCGCTTCCGTACAAATAGTTTTTATTTCCGTCCGCATCGGTAGCTACAGTTATGTTTCCTGTATTTTGGTCGGCAAGTTTACTTAATTGTTGTTGAAGTCTATTCGAATAAATATCCCTTTCGTTTATATCAACAGTTTTATTTTGTTTGAATTCACCCATTTTGGCGTAAAAATCCTTTGCGGTCATGGTAATGCTATTATCAATCATGCTTTGGTTTACGTCAATCATCTTTCCGTCCGGGGTAATTCCTTTTTGATTTCCGGCTTTATCAGTAATAAGCTCTACAGATTGTTTTCCGTCTGTTCCGATTGTTACTTCACCGGATTCCATACGCCTGTTATATGTTTCTTTATTGGCTGAATACGCACTAAAAGGACTGATAAAACTGAATATAACTCCTTGCGCTGCTGCTGTTTTTACTTTATCGAATGCGTTTTGTGCTGTAATATCTTCTCCTGCTGCAAAATTGATTCCCATTTTACCAATTTCCATTCCTTCCATCGTTCCAATTGAACTGGCCATTCCTTTTCCGAATGTCTTTAATAGAGAAGGTGTTTTTGAAATGTAATTGCTTATTCCTTTGGAAATTAATTCGCTTTCAATCTTTGGTGCTGTTTCAAGTGCTGTTTTGGAAGCTGCACCAATAAGACTGCTAACTCCTTTTCCTAACCACTTAACGCCCATATTTCCCAATAATGCGGTTGCTCCGGCCATTACTGTTCCATATCCTAATCCTGTAGCCACTCTTGCTGCCGGATTTGATTCTTCGTTGTTTTCTGATTTGATACGATCATACTCTTTTATGCCATCTCCATAACCACTAACGGCAAATGTTCCGATAATAGCCGGGGTAAGTGCTCCACCTGTCAATCCATCTGCAACCGCCATCCCCATAAAAGGGACTGCACTACCTATTGCTGAACCTACTGAAGCAGATTTTGTTTTTGGAAGTTCTTCGTTTTCTGATTTAATTTCTTTATCGAGGTATTTTGATCTATCTTTCAGCCAATCACTATTAAATGTATCTCCAATAGCATTATAGATAGAACTTTGTACTCCTTTTGTTGCTGTTGAAGCTCCTGTATTAATACCTGTTATAACATCAGCTATACTTTGCCTGATAGGGTGTTGTGCTTCAAATTCACTCCTAAACTCTGAATCTGTCTGCTGTCTTTTTTGTGTTCTTTCAGGTATTGAACCGGTTAAGTTTAATGCAATTTTATCTTGTTGTTCCGGTGTAAGTTGTAGGTTTTTACCTTCTGTCGGAATAGTTGGAGTGTAATACATATCTCCTTTTGGTATTTCGCTTGAAGGAAGTTCATTCGAAGGTATCTCAATCACTGGCGCATTAATAGCCGTTGAATCAATCGTTCCTTGTCTTGGATTTGGAGTTGATATATTCCCTTGTGCATCGGTAACACTTGCACCATTACCTATATTAATTCCTTGTTGAATTTCGGGAGTGAATGCGTATGAAGGTTGTTTAGGTGCTGTAACTCCACTACCTTGAAAGAATTCAGGGAATTTAGAATTTATAACTGAAAAATCAGATTTATACGATGGATTATTTGCCGTTTCAACGTACTGCTTCAAAACATTTTTATCAACGTCTTTAAATTCAGGGAATTTTGAATAAATTACATTCCAATCTCCTTTATAAGCAGGATTATTGGCTGTTTCAACGTACTGTTTTAATAGTATATCATCCATATTTATCTTGTTGGTTGTCCTGTTACTGCTTTATAAGCTGGGATTATAGAAGTCGAACTACCCGGTGCGAAAGGGTTTGTTATTGGTGTTAGTTTCTTTGGTGCCGGATTAGGGCTTGCTGGTGCAGAAGTTTTTGGAACCACCTGCCCGTTTACAACTGAAATATATGGCGAACCAACTAATGATAACGCATTTGTCGGATTTAATTTGATTGCTTTTAATACGTCTGCATCTATTTCAGTTCCATCGGGATATTTACCTGTTTTCGTTGCCATTTCAGCCACTTTCTTACTCCACGCCTGGTAGCTGTTCTTCGGAAGTACATGAGCCACGTTATTCTCGTCAATATAGGTTTCAGTTTTATTATCTTCTCCAGTCTTTTTATTCGCAGAAATAGCATTTGATTGTTCGTGAAGTTTCAAACTCTTATCCTGATAGTTTTTTTGGTTTTCCTGAGCTTTTGCCTTTAAAGTTTGTTCCGCTTGCCATTTAGCCATATTTACGGCATTCTGTTGCGCTCTTGCTTCTGCTTGTGCTTTAAGTATTTCGCTCCTACGTTTATCAACTTCATCCTGAAGCATATATTTGAACTGATTGTTTTTGTATGCGCTTGCTTCGGCTTTGTATTGGTCGTTTAATCGTTGTAGGTTAGCATCAAGTGTTGGGGCTACTGATTGTCGTTGAATAGGTTTACCACCGTTACCAGTGGTTACTCCTTCGCCTACGGTCTTAATAATGTCTGCTAAGATTGAAAGATTCTTATTTCGCTGAATAGTTTCCGCTTTTGTTTGGTCGTATTCGGGTTTCTTGGCATATTGGTTGTAAAGGTCTAGGAAACTTTGTCCGGTTTGTGAAGATTGTTTTGCTATATCTACCGGAGTTTTAGGCTGTTGATTTGCACCGTTTGGATCGGTCAATAAATTTCCTTCATCATCGTGTACTCCGTCTCCTTGTGGAACATTAAGGGTGTCGGGTGCATCATTTATGGTTGCATCCGGATTCAATTCATCATATGGAGTAGTTTCTGTAGCCATTATTTCGAAGTATAATCGTTATTCTGTAGTAGTTCGGGATATAAAGCAGGGTTTAAATCATTCGAAGTATCTACTTTATTCGGTGTAGTTCCACTCAATAAAGCTGCCGAACCTAAGTTGTTCGCGTTGCCCATAAACGTTCCCCATGCTGCCTTTTTAGCTTCATCTACTTGATTTTGCGCACCGAATAACGCTGAGCGTCTTGCGTTATATCCTGCAAGCGCCTGGTCTTTCCGTTGGCTTGCTGTGGCTGCCATTCTGTTCACTGCATTAGCGTAAACATTGGCATTATTCTTATCCTGTACGGCTGTAGCTTCGGGGGTTGCTCCGGTAATAGCTGCTGTACGTTGTGCTTTTTGAGTTTGTTCTCGTTGGTTATTGTCGAGTTGTCTAAGCATTGCAGCATTTTCAGAACGTTTCAAAACATCCTGATAGTAATCTTTATTGAAAAGGTTCTCGCTGTATGCTTTCTCTCCATCAAGTGCCTTTTGTTGCTTTTCGGCTATTTCGCCTTGTGCAATACCTCCAACGATATTACCTACTACTGAAGTAGCAAGTCCTAATCCCGGTATAATGTCTAATCCTGCCATAATACTAATTTTATGCAAAAAAACTAATTTAAAAACTATTACTGTTGTTTAAAAAACACTTTATTTCTGATTGTCAAGTATTTTTTTCAAAACATCATCGCCATTACTATCTTCAACTTTTACTGAAGTAAGTGTAGGCATTACATATTTTGCTAAGGTTGACCATGTTTTTACTTTGTCAGCATCTTCTAATCTGTTCCATGCAGCTTTTACATCCTCAAATGATTCATCCATGAAGTCAGTAAGTAATTCTCTGGCTTTCTTGGTAGTTTTGTTTGGAACGTTTCCTCTACCTTTTGGATTAAGTACCTGTCCTTTCTCAACTTTCATTTCTTTTCATTTCTTTAATGAAGTTTTCAAATAAACTTACTAATTTCTAACTCTAGATACTCAATGCTTGAATTTTGAGTAAGATTTCCAATAAATCCAACTCTGATATATTTTACGTCAGTACGTTTTACGATTGCACCAATATCTTTAAACTTTTCAAGTTTGCTGTTTCCTACTAAGAATATCCATTTCTTGCAGTCATAGCTTCCGTAGATATAAAGTCCTGCGTATCGTTGATAGTCTAAAACCCTTACAGGTATTCCATTATGTATTGCATTATTATAGCTATTTTGAAGCTCAAATTCACCACGTAAAACAATTTTTAGTACATTGTGTGTCTTTGTGTCTGAAACTTGAATAGGTCGTGTAAGGATCATTGTTTGAACTGAATCAGTCGCTTTATCTGAAAGGTCGAATAAGTCAGAACCTTTTAGTAGTAATTGGTTTGGATAATCATTTACAAACTGACTTCCGGTTTGATTTACTTTGTACCAAACTCCCTGACTAATCACATAGGAATAATCTTTGGCCGGATCGGTAAACCAAACTTCTTTTTCAGAATAATTATATCCGATTATTGCAGTTTTTATGTATTCTAAAAAGGTTTTATCGGTAATAGTTTCGTTTAGCGTTACTATTTTGTCGCTTTGTATTGCGCTGTAGAATTGTTGATAGTCTTGAACGTTGAAGTAATCTCCTCTCATTACCTTGCTGAGTTCTTCTACTGTGGCACCGGATATAATCATCACTCCGTTATCTGTTGTGAATACCACTCCGGAATCAATTGTTTTAATTCCGTTCTTATTGTTTAGTACTTCTCGGCTTATTGGTCGGGTTGAGCTATAATTCACATCTGCACCTCCCACGTATAAGCCATAAATACCATCACTACACAAAACATAAACCGGCACAGCTCCAAACTGACCTTGCGACATTTCAATTGTATTTGTGGCAAATCCTCTTATCTGTCCGCTTCCTATCGGGTAGGTATTTTCAAGTGGGAAGGTGAAAGGATTATTTATTTCGCTAACCTTTACTATGTTTGAGTAAATTAGTTCTCTGTTCTGTTCGGTTGGGAATGTGGTTTCAATTGTTGCACTTGGAAGTGATATTGGTTTTAAGTCAGGATCAATATAGTATGCAAAGTTTCCGGTACCTGGCTTTAATGGAAATACTTTCTTTTGGGCTGAATCAATTACATAATCCCCATACATATTTTTATCTCCCTCCAATAAACCATAAGCATAATATGTATCTACTTTATCATTTGGAGTTATAAAACTAAGTATTTCAGATCCAATAATCATTCCACGTATTTCTCCATTAAATACATCGTCTGTTGAATTATAACGTATTGTTGTTTCTCCGGAAGGAAGAAGTAAATTTCCTGACCAATAATCTTCTGGATTTTCGGGATCGGATGTTTCAAATGTTATCTTACATCCACATATAACATTTATTGTAGGTGCAGTTTCAGCTACCAACTCAACATAACTTGCTTCGTTAGTTAGGTTTATGTCATTTTTTACTGTCGCTTCGCCAAGATACTCTCTGTCATTTCCATACCCCCTATAAAGAGTTATTTCTGTGGCTCTTTTGTCGGGATAAGATAAAAATGGGTTGAGTTGACATGAATCCCAATCTACTTGTCGTAATTCTCTGATTACTGTTGAAACTCCGTTTTCGGTCTTTATCTTTACTTGTGAATATCCTTTTTCTAAGGCATTTGTTTCAGTCAAGGAAGGGAATTGTCCTATTCCCTGATTAGCATAGAAATTTGGTATCGGGAATCCGTGCGAAAGGACTGTTTTGTTATCTCCAATATGAAGTTTTGAGTTATACACAAATTGAACTTCGGGTAATTGGGTATGGTGTGAAAAATTATCGTAGTCTAAAGTTTGTTGAGAAGTAAGGTTTTCAAGTATTCCGTCTGATAAGTCAATTGTTTGCCATTCTCCTATTGTTACTTTTCCGGTAGTTGAACCGGTTACAATATCTTCGAAAGGAATTTCTTTGACTTTATAGAATGTTTTTAATGCGGAAAGTTCTTTGATTATTTCTTCGTTAGTTTTTGGTTTGGCAAAATAATTTTCGCTTTTATTTGCTTCAACTCCATTATAGTTAAAATCTCCTTTAT